TATACCTTCCTTTTCAGCCCAAGCCCCTAATAGCTCATCAAGCTGTTTCATTCTAGCAACATTTGATGTCCTAATTGTTGGATTGCTGTTGCCACTCCAAATTTTTCCTTTTAGTGATAAATCAGACAAGCTCGATAAAAACGGATTTTTTGTATTATCTGCAAAAGATAATGCGGCATTGGTTACACCTTAACCTAATAAACTTCCTGTCGTATATGCTTGCCCAAAAGGAATAAGAGAGGTAACAGGAGCAAACAATATCTTCTTCCACCAAACAAGTTCATCATATTTTTTGAGCCAGTTTGGCTTTAAATCTTCAATTCCTTCTACTGGATGTTCAACAAACTTACGGAACTTATCAGATTCTAGGAATTTATTTATTCCTATGAATAAATTATTTAGTGTAGGAGTGAGATTCTTTGCCAACTGGTCATTTATATGCCCAATGTTTTCATTGAATCTATTAAGATTCATGTACAATTCATTGCCTTGCTCAAGCTCCTGAGATGTGAAATTCCAAGGATTGTCTTCATAGAATTGTCTATTTTTGAAAAAATTATTCCATGCAGTGAGTTCATCTTGAGAAAAACCTGAAACGCTCGCAAATTGAGCTTTTAAATCTTCCTTTCCAACACCAGATATAACTGATATGATTTTCCGCATTACTTCAAGAGGAGAGCCTCTTAAATCTTTATCAGTAAGTCCAAATGTAGATTGTTTTTGAAAAAATGCAGAATTAGGATTTAAAAAGAAATTCATTCTATCTTCGCTGAATTTCTTAAGTTTGCCAGTCATTGACTCCCAATTTACACCAATCTCGCCAGCGGCGTTTTTAATTCCTTGAATACTTTTTTCTGATTCTCCAAGGAATTTTGCAAGGTTCTGTATATTGTGAGTAAGAGGAGCTGTCTTTATTGCAGGAGAAAATACTTTCTCGAATCCATGTGCGAACTTTTCGGCGGTAGTAGCTAAGTTGTTAAACTGAAAAGCAAAATTAGACAGAGTATTAAAAGCACTGCCTGAATTTACGCCTAAATCTACAAATAACTCACCTAGCTTCATTTTGCCTTCCCATTTATTGCTGAATACTCTGCCTCATAATCATTTCTAAATATTTCATAATCTAGTATATTTAAAAATGTAACACAATCATAATTCTTTAGCAAATCTACGCTTCCATAACCAGCCCTACTTAGAAACGCACACCAGTAATTTTCAAGACTGGTGTTTATTTCAACTACTGGTCTTCTCCTCTCCTCGCTGTTTCGGAAGTTTGATTTAATACAGTAAGGAGATTTGCAAAAAAAGGCTTTATATTTGCGTATGCAATTTTATACATTATTTCGTAGAAATCTTCTCTTGCCTCTTCATCTTCAAAGGTATCTTGATTTATCTTCAAAGAAACACCATTTTTGACATATATGCACCTTTCCGCACATTTAAAGACTACATTCATGACAAACTCCTCAAACACGATGTCAGCAAGTCCTTTTACAAATGCGTCAGGATTCTTATTGAATAATGTCTCAAACTTAAGTTCTGTATCTCTGTCTATTTTAAAATCCAATCCTCTCTGAGAAAATGCCTTAGCAACAATGTTTGTCAGACGGATTGCGTCAATAAACGGAGCTACGTTCACTTTAAGAACATTTCCACTCTTTAATGTAATTTCTTCCATTTTTATTCCCCTTGTTAAAAGTTTCCCTTGTGTTGGAGCTTTGGGGCAAAGCCACAAGGGAGCAACTATGCCCCAAATTGATTAAGCTAAGGCTCTATTGCTATCGCCGAATCTAATTGTATATTGAGAAAAGCATTGTTCGGTATCACCTTCAACGTTTTCTTTGGTTTCCACAACTTTTACTGGAATACCAAACTTAAGCGTGGTAACTTCGTTTGTGATTCCTGTATCTGTTCTGATTACTTTCGTGAAAGTTCCTCTGATTGGCTCAAAGTCATTAGAACGGCTCTTCCAAGAGATAACCTTAGAGTTTAATCTCTTGTCATCATAAGAGCCTTTGACAACTCTGATTACTAAATCAGCTTCACGTCCCATTTCATTATGTGCCGCAACGGTATTTCCATTTTTACCAGTTTTCATTGCCATAATGTCATTGGAGTAAGTAATAGTTGCGGTATCACCATCACCAAGAGCGGTAACAACCTCGCCGTCTATCTCAATAATGTCATGACTTGTATATGCTTCCATTTTACTTCTCCTTATGCTTCAAAACTTAAAATTACAGAACCGCTGTGGATTGCACCAGCTTCTTTACCTGCAATCTGGATAATAGGAGCATTACGCCCTGCTCTGGCGGTTTGGAGTTGTTCAGAAATCGGTGAAGAGTAAATGTAATACCCAAAATCAGAGATATTACGCAAGAAATCTTCCTCGTTACCAAACTTGTCAGCACCATTCCATTTGCCAGCCGCTAAGAATCCATTATATACAGCCAAGTCGCATAATTGTCTTAATGCATTCTTAACGGTATTCATACCAGACTCAGTTTGCGGAATCTTTGTCGCAGTTCCAGCCAAAGTGTTAAAGTATTGAACTTTAGCGGTTTGTCTAAACCACATTCTGTTTAACATTTGGTCGAAGTATAACCCACCAGACGGAGCGTTAGAGATTACTTTCGGCAATCCTTCAATTCCACAATAAACATCTACACCAAGAGTCTTACAAGTGTTATAAACAGTCTGTGAGATTCCTGTATCAACATCAATAGTGGCTAAGTCTTTAAGATTCATTGTCATGCAAGCATTTTGTGCATTGAAGTTCACAGCAAAACCTCTTGAGGCATAAGCCGCCGCCGCAAGCAAAGCCTTTGCGTCACTAATCGTATAAAGGAAACACTTTGTGTGTGAGTTTCCTGCGTCAATAATTGACTTAAATACACCAGTTAAAGCGTCTGTGCTAGATTGCGGACAGATAAACAATGTTTCCAAAGATTGACAAGCAGTAGAAGCCGCAAGAGCGCTTGCGTCACTCAGAGCTTGAGCAGTAACAACACCACCAAAATATACATCACCGTTAAGACGGACAATCGCCTCAGCAAGTGTCTCTGGATTTTGCTCATCTTGGTTATACGGAGCAATCAATAATTGACCGCCACCAGCCAACAGAGACGGAGATTGCGAAAGCATAGCATTTGCAATTCCTGAAACGGAAGCCTCAGAACCCCAATCTGTTACAACATCTCTTACATTAGTATAAGCTCTGAAAGTATCAGTTCCAAAATCTACAACAGGAGTTTCCGTTGTGAACACCATTACATTGTTCACATTGTAAAATCCAAGCGTTCTGGTCGGAGTCTGTTCGCTTACGTTAATAATGTTCACAATATCAACCATTTTTTTTCCTTTCTTTTTGATGTCTCGGTCTAAGCCTCAAACATCGTTTCAAAATCTTCAACTTCATAATAATCTACTGGTTTAACCAGTTGTTTCCAAGATAGAACACTAACAGCGACATCCATCCTTGTCAGCATATCTGTCTTTTCTAAAAATGAAGCGTCTGTTATATGAGCTATTCTAGCAATGTGGCAACTGTATTTTTCCTGTAATTGTTGTGAATATACAGAACTTAGTGCCATCACAACCTCGTTAGCCATTAAACGAGCGCTTGAATCTTCACTAATTACACTAACTATAATATTCTGTTTGAAGTTCTGGTCTAAAACCTCGGTATATACTGATTGCTCATTTATGGTAACATCTTTGGTAACGCTTGTATTCCGAATAACATTAGTTCCATTGATTGAAAGGACGATGTATAAACCTTTGTCTTTCGGAAGAGGTCTGCCGTCATTGTATATAAAAATTCTATCAGCTCCAAGATTTAATTCTCTTGAAAGCAAATCAGCTAGAACTTTTATTGGCTCTCTCCAACTAGGCACTTTGAGTCTCCGTAAATGTTTCAATGCAAATATATTCCATATATCCATAGTCAGAATAATTATTGTTGTTCATGACCTTATACAAAGTATCTTTGTAAATTATAAGGTCATCATTGTCTAATTGCAAATTAGGCAAGCAGTGAATCTGCAATAAATCCCAGCTCCGCTCACCTGCTTTAGTTATCTCTAAGTCTTGCGTTTTATACTGTTGAACTACCCCTTGAGTGTCAATCCATTGTATAGATTTTGACTGTTCATAATCAACCACGCTCCTAGACACAATGCCAACCCTGATAGGTAAAAACCATCCAACGATTGTGCTGGACATATTAGGCAAGTTTCCGCTTTGATTGATTTTCTTATTTTTAGCATTTGTAATCATCAAAACCTCACTTCTCTACTATTATGTGGCTGATTGAGTTTCTTAACTGCCCAGTATCAATTAAGGGCATTGCAGAGCCTTTTCTTGCAATCGTTATAGGAGCATTTGGAGCCCATGAGCCAAAACCACTTGTCGTAAATGCCTCGTCAATAATTTCTTCGCTCCACATTCCAAGAGCCTGAAACCATTTAACCAATTTTCCGTTTTTAAGTGCTGTATAATATTGTTCTTTCTCTGCCTCTATCTTAGAAAACAATTTACTCTCTAAAGGCATTTTCAGAAAAGAGCGTTGCGGAATACCTGCAACCAATCCTAATTCATGAATAGCACCTATTTCAGCGTTTGTTTTCTTTGTGTCAGCGTGTTGTTTAGAACCCTCAGAGCCTAGTATGCCAACCCTAGTGGTATAATTACCCTCTAGCGTTTTTTTGAGATGTTTCCATCCTGACATATCAAGTTTTACACTTCCCAAGTCGTAGCTCCTTTTGACAAATAAAAGAACCCAGTGATTTTCGGTATCAGCAAGGACAGGTATTTTTTACCATACCCATTATCCAAATAAAGCGAATACATAGGATTGTTCATAGCCCAAGCAGGAATACCGTAGGACTCATGCACGTTCCCAACCGATTTAC